GACGGCACCGACCGGCAAGCATTCGCCTTGCTGAAATGGCAAGCCGCAAAGATTCAGCAAGAGCTGGTGAAGGTGCCCTCGGGCTACCTGATCAGCCGCTGGGGACAGACCCGGCATTGCACTTGCCTGAGTGAGGTTCAGACCATCCTGGCGCGTATGGGGGCCGCAAAATGAGTTTTGACAAAACCCGACTACCAGACCCACTTGATTATTTTCAGGGCCGGGGCCAGAAAATATTCAGCAAAACGTCAAAGAAGTTTAGGACCAGTTGCGCCATTCATGGCAGCACCAGCGGCACCATATCTGTGGAGCGCGACACAGGGCTATGGCACTGTTTTTCATGTGGTGCTGGGGGCGACATACCTGCACATGAAATGCTCGCAACTGGAGTCGATTTTGTGGCCGCGTGCAAGTCGCTTGGTGCCTGGGTGGACACCGGCGAGCCACACCAAGCCATTGCGCGAAAGCCTATCAGCAAGTGCGAAGCTGAGGAGGCTTTGCTGTTTGAGCGCACGCTACTGGCGATTATTCAAGCCGACAAGCGCCGGGGCGCAGCCAGCGAAGCCGACATTGCAAGGGCTGAATTGGCAAGCCAGCGGATCCAAAAAATACAGGGAGCATTTCAATGACATTCTCAAACGCAGACCGCGAAGCTATCGGTGCAAAGCTGGACGCATGGCAGGGCATTAATGAGTATGCCAGCGAGCCACCATTGAAATTGCAAGAGTTCGACAGCGGCGAGCCGGGGCCAGATGCAGCACCCGAGCCACCCAAGCCGGAGCCGCTGCTGAAGCCGGTATCGGTGTTTGATGTGCTGACAGACCCCAGCGAGCCACCCGCGTTCGCCTGGGATGGCTACCTGCCAATTGGAGAGGTTTCGCTGTATGGGGCGCATGGTGGCACCGGCAAAAGCACCGTAGCCTTGATGCTGGCAGTTTGCACCGCACTGGGTCGGCCGCTATTCGGTGTGGACACAGTGCAAAGCAAAGTACTGTTTGTGAGCTTGGAGGACAGCGCAGGCATTGTCAGACACCGGCTGGCAAGCATTTGCCGGGCATGGCTGATTGACCCGGCACTGTTGCGCGACAGACTGGCCGTTGTCGATGGCACAGAGCACCCCGAGCTATTCACCGTTGAAGGCCGGGCCGCTGGTGACGTTACGAGCGCATTCGCTGAAATGCGCGACCTGGTACAGGCTGAAGGGTTCGGGCTGGTGCTGATTGACAACGCCAGCGACGCATTTTCTGGTGACGAAATTGTGAGGCGACAAGTCCGGGCCTTTATCCGTTCGCTAAAACTGATGGCGCATTCGGCAAACTGCGCCGTGGTGCTGCTGGCGCATATCAACGCCGTGAGCGCAAGGGCGCGCAAGTCCGAGTCGGGGCAGGATTTTTCTGGTTCTACCGCATGGCACAACAGCGTAAGAAGCCGGTTATTCATGAGCCGTGGGGATGATGGCCTGCTGACACTTGAGCACCAGAAAAGCAATTTTGGCAAGTTGCGCGAGCCGTTGACGCTGGCCTGGGCTGATGGCGGTTTCCCGCAAGTCGTTGGTGAAGGCGGTTTCAACAGTCCGCACCAGCAAGGCCGGGCTGATGACAGCAAGGCCGCTGCACTTTTGCGGCTGGTGGCTGAGTTCGAGAGTCGGGGCCAGTTTTGCAGTCCGTCCGTAAATGCCAGAAACCAAGTCTTTGCAGTGCTGAAAAGTGACCCTGGTTTTCAGAATCTCAAACTCAAGCAAGACGACACCAAGCGCATTGTTACGCAGTGCCAGCGGGCTGGATGGATAGCGCCGCTTGATTACAGGTCAGTTCACACAAACAAAAACTGCCAACGATGGACTGTTACGACAGACGGCAAAAACTTTGCTGGACTGTATGCACCCACAGCACCCAGTCAATAAAAACACAGTGGGTTAACTGGGTGCAGTGGGTGCGCACCCAGTGCACCCAGTCCCAGTGGGGGGTGTGGGGGGAATAGCGCACCACACTGGATAGCAACTAACGCAACTAAGTTGCATTAGTCACGATTTTGTGGTACAACGCTCGAATGTACATACGCAACACAGTTGCAATAACTTTCGAAAGTCACACACAATGTCCCTAGCTTCTATCCGTGAGTCCCGCGCCAGCAAAGTAACCGCTATGCGCCAAATCCTGTCTGCTGCTGATGGCCGCAGTCTTAACCCGCAAGAGCAAACCCAGTTTGATTCGCTCAAAGCTGAAATCACCGGTTTGGAAGCGCAAGAGTCGCGCGCGCAATTCCTGGATGACGCTGAGCGCCGCTCGCTGGGTTCGCCAGTCGGTGACAAGTCGCTCAATGCTCTGCATCGTGAAGTCAACCTGTTGGACGTGATTCGCAGCCAAATGGAAGGCCGGGCCTTGTCTGGCGCTGCACTTGAGTCGCATCAAGAATCAGAGCGTCGCACTGGCCGCAAAGCTGAAGGCGTTTTTGTGCCGATGGCCGCACTTGAGCAACGCGTGCAAACCGCAAACAGCGACCCGGCTGGTGGCTACCTTGTCGGCACCGACCACCGGGCAGACCAGTACATCGAGCCGCTTCGCAATTCTCTACTGGCGCGCAGCTTGGGCGTGCGCGTGCTGTCGGGCCTGACTGGCAATGTCACCGTACCGAAGCATGGCACCGGTTGTTCTAGTGGCTGGGTGGCTGAAAACACTGCACTGACTGCCAGCGATATGGCGTTTGGCGCTGTCACAATGACACCGCGCCATTGTGGTGGCCTGGTTGAAATGTCGCGCCAGTTGATTATGCAAAGCTCGCCTGGTATTGAATCCTTGGTGCGTAGCGACTTGGCTTTCCTGTTGGCACAGGCCATTGACAGCGCGCTTATTGCGGGCGCTGGCACCAATGAGCCGATTGGCCTACTGAATACCGCAGGCGTGCAAACTGCTAGCTTGTCATCGTTGGGCTGGGCTGGCTTGGTGGCAATGGTGGCTAAGCTGGATTTGGTAAACGCAACACCGACAGCATGGATGCTTGGTGCAACACCGAAGGCCAAGCTCCTGAGCCTTGTCGATAGCACCGGCCTGCCGATGAAGATTCTCGACGCGGGCCGGATGTTGAATCTGCCAGCCTATGCGACAAATCAACTGGCAAACAAAACCGGTTCGCCAGACAAGGGCCGCATCATCCTGGGCGACTGGTCACAAATCATGCTTGGAATCTACAGCGAGCTGGACATCCTGGTAAACCCTTTTGCCGAAACCGCATACTCAAAAGGCAATGTCCTGGTTCGCGCAATGTCAACCGTTGACGTGGCGAATCGACATCCTGAAGCATTCGTTCTCGCTGACGACGTGGCACTGTAAACCATGGTGGCACCAACAATCGAGCGCCGGGCGACTGCTGGTGTAACTGCCAGCGGCCGCACCCTGACCGGCTACGCTGCCACCTTTGGCACGGTAACGACCATTGGAGACTTCAGCGAGCGCATCGCACAGGGCGCGTTTACTGCAACGCTCGCAAGTGGGCGTGACGTGCTGGCACTGGCAGACCACAATCAATCTGCCGTCCTGGGCCGCACACGCAGCGGCACCTTGTCATTACGGCAAGACTCAAAGGGTTTGCAGTTCTCGCTGCAACTGCCAGACACCCAAGCCGGGCGCGACGTGGTGGCACTGGCATCGCGTGGCGACATCGGCGGGATGAGCTTTGGGTTTGTCGCAACTAATGAATCATGGACTGGCAACACGCGCGAGTTGCGGGCTGTCGAGTTGCATGAAATCAGCATAGTGCAAGCCTGGCCAGCCTACAGTCAAACCGAAGTCAGTTTACGCAATAGGCCGGATAGTTTGGACGTGCCGCCTTGCATTGATTTGAGTGATGGTGCAAGCATTTTGCGCCGCCTGTGGGCTGAGACAGTATGACGAGTTTTCTAACCAGAATCAGTAGCGCGCTTGGGTTTGAGCGCCGGGCCAGTGTTGGCGACAACTACTGGAGTAACTTCGCTACGATGCGCAGTGGGCCGGTAAACCCCGACACTGCGCAGGGCGTGAGTGCTGTCTATGCTTGCGTGCAGGCTATCAGCGAAACAGTGGCCAGCCTGCCGTTAATCCTTTATCAGCGCACTGGCGACGACAGACAACGGGCTACATTTCACCCGCTGTACAGGGTACTCCACGACCAACCTAACGGCGATCAGACAGCACTCGAATTCAGGGAGTGGATGCAAGCCGCCATGCTGTTACGCGGTAACGCATACGCGAAGATTGTCCGTGGCTACGATGGCCAAGTCACCGCACTATTGCCAATGAGTCCAGACCGTACAACCGTTCTAAGAGTCGGTGCTGGCCTGGGCTACGAGCATACCGACTACACCGGCAAGGTAGAGCGCCTGCTGTCTAGCGAAGTGCTGCACTTGCGGCACCGCCTGGGTGATGATGGCGTGCTGGGCGTGAGTCCTATCACCGCCGCGCGTGGAGTCATTGAATTGGCCATTGCGGAGCAGACTCACGGAGTTCAGACGTTCAACAATGGGACTCGATTGTCTGGCCTGTTGAAGGTGGCTGGTTCGCTGAAGCCTGAGCAGAAACGGGCACTTGCTGAGAGTTGGAATTCTCAACACGCTGGTGGTGCAAACCATGGCA